AAGTTTTGTTTACTTACTTTCGTGATGGGAGCGTGTCCATGATTGCTAAGGCGATAACACCCGCAATAAAGAACAAAACAACATAATTACACTCCGTATCTTCTCCTCTACCAGTAGAATTTTTAAGTTTCTCCTGGACTGGGACTGATACTTCTCGTGAAGGTCTCGGCCTTTCAATAGGATCTTCGTCTAATGGACAATACCCTATCATATACTATATTTTACAAATTAATTTCGACTGATTTTTTCTTTTTCCCCCGTTTAGCTTTGGTCTGAGTAACTTTAACTTCGCGTAATTCTCCGTCACCCCCTCCTTCGACATCACCTGGTGTTGGTGCCTCGGCAATATCGGAAATATCATCATCTTCGTCGTCGTCTAATACGACTGGTTCTTGAGCTGGAATACTTGTTGTGTTCATGGGTGGTGTTGGTGGCATCATGATATTACCCATGAGACTCGAAATATCAAACCCTGGTCCTTGCATTTCGTGTTTACCTGTATTTGAAGGTTCCGAACTTTGTTCTGACTTTGGAACTGTATTTTGTACAGCAGACATCATATTTTGAACCAATCCTGGATTCTGTTTAATCACATCGTTCATGTTCGGCATGACAGATTTGAACATACTATTCGTTAAGTGGAACATCATCGCCGAGCCTCCCAGCATCATAATAAGTTTGACTTCTGGAGCGACGTGCATTTTAGTTCTATATTTCACGTATAACTCTTCAAAGACTTCATCGTAATCATCAACATTTTCCATAACGTTTTCGGACCATCCATCGAGCTGGATCTCGAATGGGTTATACTTCTTATTCATAAACTCGAGTCCTGTCGTACACGCAATAAGCATACGTCTTGCAAATTTAACCGATTTGTCTACATCTATACTATATGTAATTCGCTTTACTTCGTTTCTAAGTTCGTCTATAGGGGAATAAGCATTCAAGCGCTTGTTGACAGTAAACCCCTTTTTTTCCAAACGTCCAAGTTTGTTCACGAGATCCGCTTTCTCTTCATCAATTGTCTTAAACCCAGGTGATGGTTTTTCTTCCTCTTCTTCCATCATATATCCACCACCACCTCCGTAGTCCATCTCGGGTTCATCATCGTATTCGTGATAATCAAGTGGTTCTTCAGGTGGAGGTATAGATGGCTGTGCCTGTTTGTTAGGGTTAGCAAATGAATCAATATCTTCCTGGAAAACTTGTGGTTGTGGCGCTGTAAATTGTGTTTTCATTTGTGAAATTTGTTTTTTCACAGGCTGACGTCGAGGAACATCAATTTCAATTTCGTTCATCAGGGCCTGTTCATTATCATCAAGTTTCATGACATTCGTATTTTTACGATCAAGAATAATTTCACCGTCCATTACTATTACTCTTTATATTGAAACTATTCTAATCTCTTTAACGCACTTTATAAAAAATGTTGTTTCACTATAAATGAAACTTAACGCCACCAACAGAAACACGATCAAAGCTATCGTCATCATCATCGCAGTATTGTGTGTTCTCGCAATGTTCCGTACCAGTGGGTACCAGGGTAAAGATGTCGAAATCGAAACCATTAATACGGGTTCGCTCTTCGATATCCCATCGACTCAAGAATGTTTGGGTAATGCATACTATTCCGACAGTAAAGGTGGTGTATGTGACGGCCAAAAACTTGTTCGCGAACAAGCGGGGTACAAGATGAAGTAAAATCTCCAGTATATATAAATGGCTTTAGTGACTAGTCAGTCCACTTTACCTGATTTCGAATACGAACACCATACAGTTATACTCGATAATCTGGATCACGGTTCAGATAATACAGATTTCACACTTCATTTACCAACCCCATTGGAGAATGTTGTTCAGGCTCAATTACTCGCCGCAAGTATTAATACAACGGGTGATGCCCAGAGGTGTATACACATTGGTATAGAAGAACTCAGAAGTTTTTTTACTCAAAGAGGTAAAAAAGATCTCGATGACGCTGATAATCACCTTAACGGTGTTTTCGGAACAATTATATGTGAACACACATTACACGCTGCGAGTAGCGCCCAAAAAGCAGTATTCTTCAGAAACGAATATCCAATTATCCAACAATATTACAACCCAATTCATAAACTCGATAGATTAACTTTTAATTTAGATAAACAAGATGGTGGCGCGGCTGCATGTGGGGACGCTGTTTTTGTTTTTAAATTCGTTTGCAAAAAAAGAAATTTAGCCTTTCAGTAAAATTTTGGGCGTCGTACATCTGTAATTTTAACCTTTTCTTATTATAAATGTCATCTGGTATCGTTCAACTCGTTGCAATTGGCGCTCAGGATGAATATATCACGGGTAGCCCAGAAGTAAGCTTTTTTATTTCATCTTTCAAAAGACACACGAATTTTTCTCAGGTCGTCGAATCACAGGTTATAAAAGGAAACCCTAGTGCAAATTCTATGTCAACTATCCGTTTTGATAGAACTGGTGATATGTTGGGATATACATATCTAACAATCGATAATAATACAGAAGCACTTGATATACAAAATTGGGATACACTTATAAATAAAGTCGAACTTCTTATCGGTGGTCAGGTTATAGATTGCCAGGACGCAATTTTTACAGAAAAAATTGCTATAGATACATTCGCTACAAATGTATCAAAGAGTGCATTGGGTCCACATCCAGGTGTAAGTGCACTTTCTTATTTTTACCCATTTCGTTTCTTTTTTTGTGAAGGTGCGCAATCTACTTTACCTTTAGTCGCACTACAATATCATGATGTTGAGTTACGTATACATTGGGGTCCAGATGCAGGAAACTATAACTTTGAATGTTATTCGAATTATTATTACCTTGATAATGAAGAACGTAAAGAAATTGTTAACAAAAATCATAATATAATAATTACACAGGTGCAAAAAAATATTGCGTCAAATGAACGTATACAGGAATTAACATTTAATCACCCCGTAAAATATATTGCATCTTCCGATACATCAGGAAACGGTGCCTTAACATCAACATCAAATAAAGTAAAAATACAAATTAATGGGTCAGATATAACCAATTATAAATGGGCAAAACCACACTTTATAGACGTTATGAATTATTATCATACAAATTATGTTACGTCTCCCGATTTTTTCTTATACTGTTTTTGCATAATGTCGAGTTCGCTCCAGCCGACAGGAACACTCAATTTTAGCCGTGTAGATTCAGTTAGAATAGTTAGTCAAACAACAAATATTACCGATCCTATATACGCAGTCAATTATAACATACTTCGAATTGAAAATGGTATGGCTGGTCTTATATACGCAAATTAAAATACACACTTATAATAAATGGTTAAAAATTTACCGACAATCGAGCGGTCTACCAAAATCCGGTTTGGTAAACAGGCTCCTATAAATCAGGCGGATAATACAATTGTTTTAAACGCTTCTTCTACAGCTATTAATGCACCAACAGGTGACAGTATTTACATGTCACCTTTACGTGTAACAAATCCAGCATCTACAACTGTTATTGGATACAATCCAACAACCAAAGAACTTTACAATACAAATGTATTAACTTCGGATATAGGTAGTGGTGGTGGTGGTGGTAATATAACTTTAGGTACAGGTACGACAGGCGATTACGTTTCCACGATTACAGGTGGTAATGGTATTACGAGTACGGGTACCACATCAGGTGAAACTATTGCACACACATTATCTATTGATACAAAAACAAACGGTGGTTTGGTTATCGAATCAAACAAACTCGCGGTCGATCTAGGTGCTTCTTCCATTACGGGAACACTCGCAATTGGAGATGGTGGTACCGGTGCAACTACATTAACATCGGGTAAAATACCGTATATAAAAGCTGATAATACATTTGGCGATAGTAAAATATCTTATAATAACGCAACCGAAGTTACATCACTTTCTTCAAATCTAACTGTTACCGGTAATTTACTTGTTCAAGGTAGTGCTACATTTCAACATTCTGAAATACATAGTGTTTCCGATCCAATCATTGAAGTGGGTAATGCGAATGCTATTGATACAATTGATATGGGTATCATCATGACCAGACCAACCGCAAACGTTGTTGCTGGTTATAGAGGTGATGAAAGTGAATATACTATTGCATATACACTCAGTGATCCAAGTAGTACCGATATAGTACCAACAAATGCATCAACTGACGGGTACATTACCGCGAATATTTGGGGGAATGTTTTATGTGGTAATGTTACTACATCCGGTTCATTAACAAGTACTGCGGTAAATGTTGATGGTATAACTACATCGAATGTTGTATTAGCTGGTGGGTACGTTAACGAAAGTACCGCCCAATATTTTACAGTTACAGCAGTACCCGGAGCTTTTATTATAGATGGTGTTACCCAGCCAGTGCTAACACTCTATAGAGGTGTAACTTACAGATTTGATTATTCTGATACTTCAAATGCGTCTCATCCACTTAGAATATCAACTACAGCCGAAGGGGTGCAGTATAATACCGGGTATTCGTCTTTCGGTACCCGTGGGAATGCCGGAGCATATATACAATTTATTGTACCAATGGAAGCTCCTGATACGATGTATTACAATTGCCAAACTCACGCAGGTATGGGTAATACTATAAATGTTATTTCCCCATCCTTAACATCATCTGTGAGTCCAGTGTCTTCAAATGTATTCATTGGAAACCATATAGGTATCGGTACCTCCTCTCCATCGTATCCATTGGATATTACTGGTAATATGAATGTAACAGGTGGTTTACGTGTAAACGATTCCGCGGGTACGAATGGTCAAGTACTTACAAGTTCGGGTGGGGGTGTAATGTCATGGGGTTCCGTTGGAACTGCACAAGGTGGGACGGGTGTAACCACGGGTTTAACCCAACTTGACGCGGGTAACATTACATCTGGTACTTTAGCAGTTGGTAGAGGTGGGACGGGTGCAACTACACTTGATAACCTTATAACTTTAGGTTCGCACACGACAGGTAATTACGTACAATCTATATCTGGTGGCAATGGTATTACAGCTGGTGCAGCTTCTGAAGGTGGAACACCCACGGTGGCCATAGATGCAAAAACAAATGGGGGTTTGGTTATTGAATCAAATAAACTCGCGGTCGATCTAGGTGCTTCTTCCATTACGGGAACACTCGCAGTTGCAGATGGTGGTACCGGTGCAACTTCTCTTAATAACCTTATAACTTTAGGTTCGCATACGACAGGTAATTACGTACAATCTATATCTGGTGGCAATGGTATTACAGCTGGTGCAGCTTCTGAAGGTGGAACACCCACGGTGGCCATAGATGCAAAAACAAATGGGGGTTTGGTTATCGAATCAAATAAACTCGCGGTCGATCTAAGTGCTTCTTCCATTACGGGAACACTCGCAGTTGGAGATGGTGGTACAGGTCAAACAAGTTACACGACAGGTGATATTATATACTCGAATGGTACTAATTCATTAACTAAACTGGGTATAGGAACGGCTGGAGAGGTACTTACAGTTGCTGCGGGTATTCCGTCGTGGGCTGCAGCTTCTGGTGGTGGTTCAAGTCCTTGGACAACGTCGGGGTCAAATATATACTATAATTCAGGTAATGTTGGTATTGGAAATACTGCAACTTCAGGTTATAAACTTGATGTTACTGGTAGCGTTCGTGGAACTTCGTTTAGTGGTTCGGGGTCAGGTTTAACAGGTTTGAGTACGTCTCAAATTTCGAGTGGAACTTTAGCAGTTGCTAGAGGTGGTACAAATATATCAAGTTATGGTTCAGGTGAGATTTTATACTCGAGTGGTGGTTCATTAACTAAACTGGGTATAGGAACGTCTGGAGAGGTACTTACAGTTGCCGGAGGTAACCCAACGTGGGCTGCAGCTTCTGGTGGTGGTTCAAGTCCTTGGACAACGTCGGGGTCAAATATATACTATAATTCAGGTAATGTTGGTATTGGAACATCATCTCCAGGCACACCTTTAGAAATAAGATCAAGTGGTAGTGCTAACCCGTTTGATAATGGTCTTTTGGTGTATAATACTAATGAAAGCTCGAATCAGGATTCTATAATCACACTTCGAGTAGGTAGTTCTAGCGCAGGAGATCCTTTTATATCATTTGATGTTGCAGGTGAAGCCGGTTGGGCATTTGGTATGGATAACAGTGATTCTAATAAAATGAAATGGTCCACGAACGCCGCTAATTTGACGACTACAAAAATGACATTAACTACGGCGGGAGATTTGGGTATAGGAACAACAAGTCCAGGTTATAAACTTGATGTTTCTGGTACAGGGAGATTTACAAACTCATTAA